GAACCACTCATGACCAGGCAGCTAACAAGCTTTACCCTCATGAGTTCTGGCACACGCAACGTGTGTACCGCCGCCTCAGTTAAACCCAACACTGGTTCTGAGGCTCAAACGTGTCGTACGTGCTCTCGCACGGCCAACGACACAAGAGAGACCATTTCTAACGGTCTGAGACTTATTCGGATCAGATTCAGGCTTCCTGAAACTGAGCTACCGGATCTCAAACCGTCAGATTTGTCAATGTATCTCTCTTTCCTCCTTTTGCAAGGTAGGGACCGGGCATCGGTCAAGTTCCCTCGTAGTCAAAAACTACGGAGAGATCCCGATGGTCTCTACTCCTTGCAACGGATGTGGAAACACGAGCGATGGGAGTTTGCCCATTCCGTCGCGTCAATTAAACGCAACCTGCCTGCAGGTTGTAAGTTCCACACCCCTTCTGCGCGTCCTGCTTGGGAGCAGAACGCGTTCTCGCAACCCCCCTCCTCCTCTTCTGAGTACCTTCGCTTCATCCGTCGCGAAGTTACAAAAATCTTCCCTTATGGTTGGGATAGGAAGTATGCTGATTTTGTTTGGCAGCATACACCCAACCCTACTGCTAGAATGAACGCTCCCCGAGCTGATTTATTCTACGCGGGAAAGGGGAAAGATTTCCGTAGGCAGTGTCTGACTGGTTGTTCAGTTCCTTTCGAACAACCTATCAGGGCCCGGTACAAGGAAGTCATGAGCGCTGGTAAGCTTCGACCGTTAGTAATCTACGATGAAAGCACTGAGCTGTTAGCGCCGCTTCACAAAGTGATCGAACATCACCTAATGAAGCTACCATGGCGTCTTGTAGGACCACCTACGGAGAAGAGAATTTCATCTGCTTGTATGTACCCTTGCCAGACCTCGGTAGATCTGGTAAACGCTACAGACAACCTGTCGCTCGACGCGACAGAAGCGATACTTGGCTCTTTGCTTCGAAAGAGCTTGATTCCAGGAGCTGTGCGCCTCCGGGCGTTCCAGTCACTCCGGCCACTTGTTGATTGTGCCGGAGAGGAAAAGGAAGTATCACATGGGCAGATGATGGGGAGCTACCTCTCCTTTCCCCTATTGTCCCTTCACTCCTACCTCGCAGCGCGTTGGGCGCTCCGCGGGGAAGAAGGAACAATCCTCGTTAACGGTGATGACACGCTCGTGTCCGCTCACCGCTATCTCGAAGTTTCAGATTACCCTAGCGGGTACAAGTTAAATGATCTGAAGACTATTCGATCCGAATGCGTAGCAGAGATCAACTCAACAGCATTCGTGAGAGGAGGTGGGGGTAAGTGGCGTGAGATTCGCCACTTGCGGAGAGGTGGATTTCTTTCCGATTACGCCGGGATGCTGCACGCTTCTAAAGCTGTTGCCGGCTCAGTTAAGTGGACGGACGCCTTCGTCCGTTCACGAATCGGAAAGAAATGGGGTTTCTTACCTTCCCAGTTAGGATTGAATCCTAGGTCGTTCGTAGCCTTTGCTCGCGAACAATCGATGTGGAACAGGCATTTTACCTGTCTTCCGGCTGCACCCAACGTGCTGTCCACATCACTTCAAGCCGTCCGGAGACGACTTGATCCCGATGAACAAGTTTCAATGTACCTGTACACTTGGAACTTCGGTCGGGAGGGGGGTAAGAAAAGAGACGTATACAACCCCACCGTGGGTTGTGTACGCAGAACCTACGCGTATCGGGCCGTCAAACCTCGGTACCGGCTTACTTACTTGAGTAAGCTTGCGGCATTGAAAGTGTCGGCGCGTAGGCAGGAGGAAGAACTGCATTTTCTGCCAGCAGATTATGTCAGTATTAGAGAGTGCGGTGTCCTTGCTTCCCTCCGGTACTTCGGGGAAGAGGTGTTCAAGGACATTTAGAGAAGGTGGTCTCTTTGGCCAGGATGTCGATATCGTACTTGTAGGGTCTAAGCCCTCAGAGTATTTACGTCGACGGAGGGGGCGGAATCTATCTCCAGCCCAGTGCC